GCTATACGAGCGACTAATGGATTGCTCTCTAATTGATAAAAATTATAAGTTGCAGATCCCAATGTGTTTTCAACCGTTGCAGGTAAAAAGCTTAATTCTGAAGCTGTTGCAATCGCAATTGCTGTGTCTGCTTTTTTAGATGGATAGTATTGTGTGTTAGAAGCAACCCCTGCGTCAATAGTGTTTTCAACTCTACCAAATAATTGCACACTACTTCTATATAATTTTTGGTCTGGGCCAACCTCAACTAAGTCTCTTGGGATTTTATTTATATTATCATTTATTAATACTGTATGAGCAACTGTACCAGATTCAGCAGTTGGAAATACTGTTGTATTAATACCATTATCAGTTGATGGCACGCCCGCAGAATCATAAACTACTTGAGATCCATAGGTTTGCCCTTTTGGGTAACCGTCCAAAAATCCAGGAAGATAAACATTATAATAATCTTGTTCTTGCTGTCTTACTACGATTTTGTATGAATACCAGCCTAAAGGATTAATAGTATATACGTATTTAATATCATTTGGATTATTATCGGTATTTCTTGCATATAAATCACTAACTCTTCCAGAGGTTGTAGAATTGTATACTCCCGCTGAGATTTCTGTTATAGATTCAATCCTAACGTAATCTGTGTAAGCTCCCCTTAAATACTCATATTGATTAGGCGGAGTACCAGCACTAACTTCAAAATTATAAGTTGTATCAGTTATTGTAGTGGTACCAGTAAGTGTAAATCCAGTCGTTGATGTTGATTCCGCATATAATCCGGGTTCACCGGTAGCAGCATTGTAATTTGATACTATTGGACTATTTACTAATACAGATATTGCATCTCCATACCAATCTTTTATAGATGGTATATCTGCTTCTGAGTAGTAAGGCGAATATACTGTTGAGCCTCCAAAAGTTCCATTTGCCGTTAAAGTTGCCGCAGTATCTAATGAAGATAAAATAACAGAAGACTGTCTTCCATACTTATCCGCTAAAACAAACCCTACTTGATATGTTCTATTTTGTTTTACTGTATGGTTTGGGTACTCTATAAAACTGTATGAATTATCTCGTTTTGCTCCAACAGAAACTTGATAATTAAGTGATTGCGGCGCTGTATAACCGCTAACAAAATTACCATATATTATTCTATTGCTAGATGTTTCTTGTGCTTTTGCTTTTACAGGAACTATGTCATATACTCTTGTAATTTGATCTGGCGGGAGTGTTTTATATGGTTTTCTTGATTGATAATCGTAAACATATATATTACTATTGCTCAATGTATTTTGAGCAAATTGAGCAGCAGGAATTGTGTCTAATACCTTAACTATTTGCGCGTCTGATTCTTTGTATAATATATCTAATGATTGTATTTTGTATGATTGCGCTACATTAGAAGTTAAGTCTGGAAATGGAACAAGTAATTGTATATTGTTTACATTGTTTTCAAACCAATTTAAAACTGTACTTGTATATGCTTCATTTTCATCTCCACTAATAAAATATCCTTTTTGATTTGGTATAAATGCTATTTGTGTAAATGGAGCCATTAATGTATATTCTCCATCATCCAATCTAAATCTATAACTAAATCTTACATATCTTTCTTTTAAATATGCAGGATCACCAGGCCAATACTCATTATTGCTTTGGTCGGTCATGGTAGATATTAAGAATACTAATTCTGTATTAGCGGATAATGTAACAGGCGTTGAAACGGTAATATTTGTTCCTGTTATACCTACTATAAATACAAATTCATTGCTTGTATAAGGCGTAGGCGTTGCATCAGCTAATAATGTCATGCCTACTACCAATCCTGTAGCGCTGGCAACAGGTATTGTAGTTGAAGCAGTTACGGTAGCTGTATTTGTGGTTACAACCTTTTTGTATAATGACATTGATTCTACCGGAGCATATTTTGCAACCGATATATGATCTTCATTTGTATAATAAGGTGCAGCGCTAGATGCCGGAGCATTAAACGCTGAACTAACATTTATTTTTCTAGGTTGATTGTTATAATCTGTCCAATATAATAAGTTTTCTATAAGGGTAATTCCCGTTATTGGATATGATTTTGAGAAGTTTAAGAATTCGCCTTCGACTAAAACAGTGTAGGTATTGTCTGAAAAATCATAAACTGTTATTTGATGATATATTGGGTCAGGATCGTTATCGCCTTCATTAGTTAAAAATTGGAATATTCTATTATTAGTATTATCCATATAATATCCAATACATTCTAATCCGATTATAACGTTTTCCGCCCCAATAAGCGTATTTCCAAGTATGTTTTGTAAAGTACCAATATCACTATTTTCTGATTTACCAATAGAGATATTAAGCGCTGTTCGATACTGACCATTAGGTATAAGTCTATCGTCTAAATCTTGATTCATTTTAGACGATAGAAAACTATTTTTTATTTCCGCCATTTTTATTAATGTTTAATCCACTTAGATTGACCTCTTAATACTTGAGTAAACTCTTCTAGTTTTATATTTGATAATCTAATTTTGGCATTTCTTAATTTAGCATTCTTTTCTTGTTTCAGTCTAGCAACAAGATATTCTGGTTGGTTTATTCGAGTTGATATAATAGCATGTAATATATATGCATATATAGCTTCTTCAGCTAATTTAGGTACTTTAGAGTCTAAATCATAAGCAAGACCATCTGATATATATTCGAATACAATTAACTTACCTATCAAGTTACTGCTAAAAGATATTTTACCTTCACGGTCGTTCATTGTGAAATATCCATTTATATTAGCATATTGTGGATCTAAACCATATTGTCTACCATAATAAGTATTTTGGTAATATCCATTATAATAGTCATAACCAATATAGTAGTTCTGCATTTCTTCATTTACTTCTATATAGTTATTATTCTTCCATCTTCTTTCGGTTAATGATTCAGCACTTATATTATCACCAAAATTATCCTGAATAGGTATACCATAGCTATCTTGTATTAAATTTTCGTAAGGTGATATTGTTAAATTATTTGTAGGATATATAATATGTTTTATCCCTTGCCCGTCAATCCAAGATAGTCTTACATAATTAACATAGTCTTGCGGCAAAACAATGCTTAAACTTGGTGGTATACTTAATTCCTGGGATTTTATACTTCTTAAAGTATCATAACTAAATTCTTGTAAACTACGTTTTGCATGGAATATTACATCAGTCCTTTTAACATTGCCGATTAGCTTCCCTGTACCAACATAGGCAACCATAAAGTTATTTATAACATCTTTTAAAGATATGTAAGCATAACTACCATAATTATTTTCTACAGTATTTCCATAAGCATTCTGTAATCCATAATTACCACCGTCTAATGTTTTTAATTGCACAACTACATGAGTGCCATTAGCTAAACTAGGTATATATAAAGTATTTATATTTGGCCCCGAAGTATTATCATATGCCCCAAAATATTCATTAAAAGTTCCAGGTGCACCTGCGTTACTAGGGCTACTCGTGAACACTTTAAAGTTATTTAAAGCATAGTTTGGATCTGCAGGATTATAGCTAAAATATACTAAATCCGTGTTAAACGATGTAGGGTAAAAATCGCCTCCACTGGCTATAAACCCCTGGGCCCCCTCGTAATATTGTCTATTTGTTTCGGTTATTAAACCGTCGTTAGGTGTCGCCATATTCTATTAGCTTTTTGAATTAATATTTTCAGCTTGTATTTGCTGTGAAGCAGCTTGAATAATTTGTGGATCTTTTATAATAACTCCAGAATATAATAGTATTCTAATTATTATATTAGTTTGTTCTGTTGGATGTAACTCAAAATCAACGCTGGGATTTGTAGGATTATTAGTAGGACTGTATACATATTGAAAATTTGGAGGTGTTACAGTAAAGTTCCATATAGGATTATATGGTTTTCTAACATAAGTACAGCTTATTTTATCAGTAATATCTGTAGGATATACTTTTATTTTGAAGTTTTTATATGTATATATTGGCCAATATAGGGTAGGTTTTGTAAGTGGCGATAAATTAATTTCCAATAGTTCATTTGGCTGAACATATTGAACTTCTTTTACCTCATCATAAATAACAGTACCTAACTTATAAAGTTCAGGTCTAGGCGTGGTAAAAGGTATATCTACCTCAAAATGATCAGTTACATAAATGCAATCCGCCTCTTCCTGAAATATAGCTATTTTTTCTTCTAAATTTTTTATACGATCGCTATATTCACTGTCATTACCGGGTACTCTAATTTGTTGATTTAAATCTTCAAAGTATTCATTGAAAATTTCAAGTTGAACTTGAGTTGCTGTTTTATTAAATTCATCAGGAGTTAAGTAACCTCTTTGTTCTTTATTAAGAATTAATAAAACGGTTTTATAAACTGTATCTACACTTACTGCCATTTGTTATATTTATTATAATATTAAAGCGGTTATTGCAGTTTTAAGTACAATAACCGCCTTAGCATTATTATTACGTATTAATTAAGTTTTTTCTCTATAGATCTTAAAATCGCAATACCTTCATCTGTTTTGAAAAACGCAGCCATTGCTGAATATGGATTTTCATCAAAAGGAACGGTCATTAATTTTCTATCATTCTCACCCCACATAAATGTTCTATTATCATGGGATAATTTTATAATGTGTTGTTCAGTAGCTCTAATTGCAATATTACGCAAATGCACATTATCGTCATTAGCTAATTCTAAGAACAAATAAGGATTCTTCTTAGCAAATAATAATAAATCTCTTTTTATCTCCTTAGAACTCATCTTATTCACTCTAGAGCCTACTTCTACTCTAACTATTGCTTCGGCCATATCAATGTCCATGTCAAATGCGGCATTTAACGCTTCCACTTCTACTTCTAAGTAATCTAAATCATCCTCAGCTTCCCCTGTTGGGTCAAACTCTGTATATTTAATATTTAAACCTGGATGATAAAGCGATAATAGTTTTTGTAGGTTTTGTTTTTCTTTTGGTACATTTAAAACACCATTCTCAAATATAATATGTCCTAATGTAACCTGCCCTTTCTGTTGGCTTACCAATGGGGAATTTTGATTAGTTGCATATCTTAATTCTTCTTGCTCTCCTTTTTCTTTATCAAACCAAAGTAAAGGGTATCTTAATGTATGTTTGCTTTGCAGCGTATAGGTTAATGGGGAATGACTTTCACTTAAAATATAAGTTCTATCTTTAATTTCCCATTGTGGTTTTTGTGGTTCTTTTTTTACCGGCGCTGCCTTTTCAACCACTTCGGTATATTCTTGTGTTGCGATTTCTTCGTCAACTAAAATTTCTTTTGCTTTCGCTGTTTGTCTTGTTGCCATAATATGATATAATTTAATAAATTTTTAAAAAGGTAATAACTACCCCCACCAGTCCAGCGAGGGTAATTACTACTAGTTATTATACAGAAGCTGTAAATAATACGAAGTTATTAGCTCCTTGAGTCACTAAACATCTTTCTGATAAGAAGTGAACTTGCATTGCATCTAAATCAGATGTGTAAGCTCCTCCAACAGATCCAGTGATCCAGTTTTTCATACGTCTGTCATCAGCTTGATTAGCTCTATAACGAACATGTAAGAATGGACGACGGATGTTAGTTCCTAATTGTTGGTCGTAAACCGTGCTAGTTCCAGCAGGGATAAGGATACCATCAATAGATGTATTAGCCATACCACCACGAGTAGAAGCATCATTTAAGTATTTCCAGTCAGTTTTGTAGAAATCATAAGATCCTCTTCTGAATCCAGAGAAACCTAAGTTAAGTGCCATTTGCTCAGAGTTTTCAAACAATCCGTAAGCAACACCACCTGCAGCACCTGAAGATAAAGAAGCTAACATATCATCAAAATCTAATGAAGTAGCTCTATTTAAGAAGAACATGTTTTCTTCAATAGCCCCTTGAGTGTCTAATCCTTTCAAGATAGAGTCAAAGTCACTTAATCCTGAAGCTGCAGTAAAGTTATTTACGATATTACCTCTACTTTTAACAGCAGCAAAAAGACCTTCTGTACCTTTCATACCATCAACAGAAGTTAATGTAGATCCACCAGAAACTAATTCACCCTCAACAACTGACATTTCTAAGTAATCCTCAAAACGTAATCTTGTTTCAGATTCAGCTTTCAAATACCATAAGTATCCTGAAGCACCATCTTCTGTAGCAATTTCAACCCAACCAATTTGAGCAGTATCAGATCCAGAGATTTGATATTTTTCTTTAATGATAATTGGTGAATTGTTATATTGAGTAAAAGATGGAGTTACAGAGTTAATAGAAGCATCTGTGGTTCCTTTTTTAAACTCAGAACCATAAACAAAGATTTTAAGGTCTGTAGCACTTGCAAAGTTAACAACGTTACCAGCACCAGTAGTTAAATCTAATTGAGTATATGGTTTACAAGTAATAGTAGCAGTACCAGATGAACCACTTGTAGCAGTAGTTGTAGATCCAGTAACATATACTTTTAATTCTTTTCCTGTAGAAGGGCTCATAACTACTAAAGTTTGACCTACAGAAATTACGTTGCTTACATAAGATCCACTAACACTTGCAGTAGCAGATACAGGGAATGTTAAAGTTGTAGCAGAAGCACAAGTAACACCTGTATAAGCAATATGTAATCTGTTTTGTTCAGACCAGATAACTTGGTCAGAAGACATTGGCATTTCAGCACCAACCATACGTAAGAATCCAGATAAAGTTCTGTTTCCATAACGCTCTACTTCAGCTTCGTAGATTTCTGGTAAGTATTGTTGAGCAAAGTCATTAGTTCCGTTAGTAAAATTTAAATAGTTAGTTTCTAACGCTTGCTGTCTTTGAGACGGTTTAATTGTCCCATAGTTTGTACCCGTAAGGGCATTAATCATGTTTGACATAATTTTGGTTTTTTAATTGTTAAAATTTTTTAGTTTGTATTCTTAATTTAGAAGAATCGTACCCACTAACTGATTTAACCTTTAATCCATTTATAAAAACATCTCCTGGTGCTTGTCTTGGTTGATTCATTCCAGGATTTTTAGAATTTGTGATTACCTCTTTAACTGCATCAGCTTTACCTTGTTCGTAAAAGTGTTGTGCAATTCTATCAGAGTTCATAGCGGTATATAGAGCTTTATGATAACCATTCATATCCGCGATATTACCTTCTTTGTCTAGGAACTTCCCTATGAAATTACTAATATCAGATTGTTTTTCTGCAAGCTGGTCATTACCTTGAACTCCATATCTAAATCTTTTATCCCCAACATTATATTCAAAACCTTTGAAATCTTGGTTAAATAAATTTTTAGTATTTTGTTTAAAGCGTTCGTGTTGCAATTTGGTTTGCTCTTCGTTCTTCTTGTAGCGATTGAAAAAGTCGTAAGCTTCTTGTTGTTCTTTGGATACGCCCGGTCTCAACTTGATTTCGTCGTAATATTGTCCTTTAAGATCTTCAAGGAACTTTTTGGCTTTAGCAACCTCTTCTTTAAATGCGAGTTTTTTCTTTTTAATGTCTCGCTCATCATCTTCGTCTTCGTCGTAACTAAATTCATCTTCCATAAGAAATTCTATTTCTTCGGCATCCAAATGTGGCCTTGACTTTTTATAATATTCTTTTAATAATGCTTCATTATTTATTGTAGAATAATCCGTGTTAAGTCTAACATAATCCTCTACAGATCCACCAGTTTCTTCCATAAAAGCAACTAATTTTTCAATGTTCTCTGGTAATGGTTTACCGGTATTAACATTTTCTTGAATATGCTCTTTTAATTCTTCAGTGGTTTCTTTTATTTCTTGAACTATTTCTTGTTCTGTAATTTCTTGAATAACATTTTCAAAGGACCCTTCGTTTCCTTGTCCCACTTCTTGCAATCCCATTTCGGATTGTTCTGTGCGTAACACGCTGCTCTCTGCGCTTTGCTCTTGAATGGCATTTTCTTCTTGTTTAGGAATTACTACTTTAATCGGTTCTTCAAATTCTTTTTTTTCGGTCAAGTCTACTTTTGTGACTTGTGCCGGGGTATTTAAGCTTTTTGGCTTTTTACCTTTAGAGATTTTAAAATCCCCTTCTTGTTTAATTGTTTCTGACATGATATAATAATATAAAATTGGTTATTGTATTTTTATTCCCCTAGCATTGCATTAAAATCAGACATCATATCCTGGTCTGAGGTTTCAAAATCTTTAGGCATTGTATTATTTTTACGTTGATCTATTAATTCTGATTGTTGACTAGCTTGTATTTTTGTTCTATTGTCTTTCCTGTCTTCCGCTTCTTGTAGGTTTTTATTAACAACTTGTTCTTTCAATTGAGCTAATTGCATATCAAATTGAAACTTCATTTGTAATAATTGCTTTTTAATTTCAGCATCCATTTGCATTCTTTGAATTTCAAACTGAGATTTTGCTTGCTCTACGTTTACGGTTTCTTGAGTTAATGCTTGTTGTTTTTGTACTTCAAACAATGCTGCTTTTTCCGCTGTCTCCTGATTTGCTTGCGCTTGCGCCTGAATATTAGCCATTTGTGCTGCTTGAGCGGCTCTTGCTTTTTTCTTTTTCCTAAACTTTAAAGTTTGATTTGCTAACTTTAAGTTTTTTATTTGGCGAATATCAATAGCGTCATCTAAATCAATACTTCCACTTTGTAGTGCAACCTGAATATTTTGTTCAAGCATTGCTTTTTCTTCTTCGTCTGGCTCAAGTTCTAAATAAATACCAAAGTCATAAAGATTAAGATATTTAATTTCTCTTAACGTTTCAGTATTGTAAACTGTAATACTTTCTTCCAATGTTTTTGCTAATAGCGGGAAATCCAAAACATCTGCAATTCTAAGAGATATATTTTCACAAGTTCTTAATGTTAAGAACATACTTGCTTGCAATATATGCTTTGTCGCTGTATTTGAAGCATTAGCTGCCATTTTTTGTAATCCAACTAATGTGTCTCTTTCCGGCATACTTCCATCACGCGCTTCATTAAGTCCCGTAACATCACGTATTAATTGCAAATAATATTGATAAGTTTGTATTAATGATGCAATTTTTGCTTGGCCTGATGAACTTGTTAATTCTTGAATAGGTATTTTACCTTGGTTAAATCCACCATCTTGTGACATAGATCTACCAACAATACTACCGGTTTGGAAATACATATTTAATGCTTCCGCCGGATTATAGTTTGTACCATTACCAAGATCAACTTCTGCTAACCCATCAACATCAACAAATACTCCATCCGGTATCATTTTTGACATCACTTGTTGCAATTTCAAATGCGTCAATTGAATCATATCTGCAAAACCTGTAATTCTATTAACGATAGAATCAATTCTACCTTTATACATTCTAGGTGCTGTAATGACATAATTCATTTCAACTTTTGTCATATTAGAATATGGACGAGACATGTTTTCAGATAACTTCCACTCTAACATTGTGTTCGTTCCAAGAACTTTAGCTCCGGTATATAATACCTCTATTGTTCTGGCTACACGATCAAATTTATCATTCATTGGTGGGTTAAAGTCATCTGTTTTCTCGATAACTTTTTCCATTCCATTTTCGTTGTATTTTATTTTGTACACTTGATTCATATAAGTCTTATATTCAAAATATAAAACCTGAACTGTGTTTTCATCGTAATTACCCCATCCAGTAATATATTGTCTATTACCTGGCATTTGTTGAATTCTATACAATTCTTCTTCTGATATATCAGGAAATTGCATTTTTAATTCAGGGATAGTTACTGCTTTTACTTCTCCAACATAATATATGTCTTCAAAGTTAGGATCTTCTGTATAGGAATAAACTAAATAAGCAGGATCTACGTATTCTGTTTTAATTCCTTCACTTACATTAAAGTTTGTTTTAACACAAGCAATACCTAATACAGTTAAATCATAATTAAGTCTTCTTCTTACTAAATCCCATTTGTTTTGAGCAAGTACATTACTAATTGCTTCTTCTTCCGCAATCTCAACTGATTGCTTATAGTTAAGTTGCATGTGCAATTCTAATTCTTCTTTTGTTTCAGGCAAATCTTCTTTACCTAATGGCGAATTAGCAAAGTCAGCTCCAGTTAAAGCATTTGCTTTATTAATAAGATCTTGAGAATACATATCACGCAAAATTGCTTGAGCGTAATTTGTTTTTTGTTTTATTGATTCAGGATCTTGCGCATAAGCTTTAATGTCATACCCTTTTTGTGACATTCCATTAACAACAATATCAACAAATTTTGATATTACAGGAACTGGTTTCCAATCTAAATTTAAATAAGAAACATCCCCATTTGTTGCTAACTCGTCTTTATATTTTTGTACAGATTGTTCTCCTCTTGCATATAATCTTAACTGATGAAAGTTATTCCAATTAGTTAAATACCTATTCTGAGTTGTTCTCCCTTGATCAAACCATTCTTGTTCAATAGCACGTGATACTTGTAGTCCGTATTCTTCAGATGCTTTTACCGAATCAGGTACTACCTGGCTTGGAAATGCACTATTTGTATTTGTGTATATATTCATCTATTTGTGTATTTTTGATAAAGAACCTGTATTATCGTATTTCTTAATACCTAAATTATAGTTTTGTCTAATTATTGGATTTGTTGGGACGTATCTATTTCGGTTACAAGCCATTATTGCTAACCCTGAACTAATAGCAGCGTCATATTTTGTTCTGTCATTTATATTGAATCTAGCCCAGTCGTTTAATGTTCTATTAAAGTACATATTTCCATAACCATTTTCTGAAATACCTATATGGTCTTCTATATATGATTCTATGGCCGCGGCATGAGCTTGTTTTATATCTTCACTTGAGTTTGGTATTCCGCCAATTTCTTTTTCTGTTATAGATAATTTATTCCAAACTTTATCAGGACGATTCATTGAGAATCCTCTATAACCTCTTCTTTTAAAATGGAATAGTAATCTAGGTTTATTATTCTCAGCTAATATCGGCATTCCATAAAACACGCAAGCCATAAGAACATCTTCAAAAAATATCTCAGCTGTTTGAGGTCTTGCGATATATTCTAAAAAGAATGTATTTGGCGGAACATCTTCCATAGAAAATTTAGTTAGTCCACTCAATGCTCCATTAGATCCTTTACCATCCACAGTACCCGATATATCATAAGGGTCACAGCCAAAAGCGCCGCAATCTTCATTGCCAGGGTATTTCGTCCCATTCTTTATTATTACGCGGTTTTGCAAATGTATAGGTGGAATCCAAGAAACTAAAAATCTTCCATCCTTATTTGGATAGAATATTACACGTGTATCTGGTATTCCATTTTCCCATTGAAAACTTCCTTGGGTTAATACTGCCGTGTTTCTTAAATCTTCGTTGTAATCAATCTGTTCGTAGATTTTTGTAAGATTAAATAAAGATTGTTTTGTTTCGTCTCTAAAGGCATGTTGTTCTGTTCTAGGAAATTGACGGTAATATTCATTTAATGCGTCAGAATCGTTCTTTAAACCATCAACTTCATTTTGCCAATGCTCAATAACCCCGTAATCTATTTCATTTCCGTCTATTCCTGCTACGGCTTTTTTTGGAGTGTCGAATACAGGTAGGCCATGAGTATCAATGAATCCTTCGTACGACCATTCCATAGGTATGAACAAACTATATAATCCTGAGCTAGTCTGTCCATTGCGGTTTCTTTTCGTGACGTCTGAATCATAATATAATTTTTTAAAGTTGTCTCCCCCTTTGTCTAAAGCGTTTGATGTTGATCCCATCATACACTTACCAATAATTCTACTACCCAAACGTAAACAGGTTTTTGTAACCCTCCAGTTGTTTAATATATTATCAGGTTTTAACCATTTACCGCTTTCATCATGTACAAGAAGCTTTAGTTTCTCTCCGTCATAACTATTGTCTCCTGTATTTTTCCAGTCAATTGTAGTATCTAATCCATCTAACTCTTGAACATTTTCATTTGCATCTAATTTTCTTCTTGTAAATTTAGAAGCAGGAACTCTATACGCCAATTCTGTTTTAGGACGATCCATACCGTCTTGTATTGGTTTAAAGAAGAAAGGATAATTAATGGAGATTGGTACGACCTTGTCGGTAAACATTGTTTTGGCATCAGCTCCAGATTTTGATAATATACCAAATCTAGAATCACTAGATATAGTTGCTTGATTAACCAATTCAGCAGAAGACATAAATGAAAACCCGGAACGTCTGTTCTTTAAATAACACATTCCGTAACATCTTGGATCTGCTTTACAAGCTTCCCAAAATATAAAAAACAATCTATTTGATTCTCTAAAATCAGGCGCTCCAACATCTATCTTGCTCCATTGCAAGTACATATAGTGTGTACCTGTTATGTAAGTTGGTTTTCCATTATTGTAAAATGAGAAACCTTCTTCTCTATATTTAAATTCGTTGTCTATATAATCGTACCAACGATCTTTAAACGCCTCTGTTTGTTTTGCCCAATCAAAGGTACTTTTAATTTTGCTTAATTCTTTTGGGAATTCCATTTGTTCCCAGTATTGTTCTTCTTTATTCTTTGATCTAGAATAAGTTGACTCTATTAATGGTAATGCTATTTTTAGATTTTGGATTTCATATATTTCACCAATCTTTCCAGTCTTACTAATAACAACCATATCATGGTCTTTATTATATCCATACTTCCATTTATTAAGTCGGTTGTTTTGTTTTATAACACTAGATTTAACATAATCCGGTATTACTTTGTAAAGTGTTTGTTCGTACATTACTTAGATCTCCCTTCTGCAAATCCTTTAAACACTTTAACTTCAACCTCTTTACTATCTTCTAGTAATATTCTTTCTTCTTCTTGTATTCTACTTAATATTTCAAAAGCATCAAATATTGCTAGCTTTTTTGTAGCAGCTGCATTTTTTAATTTATCTGCAGCTAAATCATCTTCGCCATTATCTAAAATCGCTTCTTCAGCAACTTTAATTAATTCCAACACTGCTTTGTGCCCAGCGTGGATTATGTTCTGCTTCGTCTCCTTTATATTCATATTTAATTACAATATCATTAGATTTCATACAATAGAGTCTTTGCCCGTCAACAATAAACTCAAATTCTCCATTAGGGGTATAACCAACAAGGTCCCCCTCGTTTATTCTAAGCGCGTTTAAAGAGTCGTTACCGTATTTTAATACTCCAATAAGCTTGCGTTCTTTTTCGTGGCTTAAATGCGATGTATTTTTTAACGGTTTTATAAAACATCTATCTCCAAAAGATTTCCATTCATCTTTACCTTTTTTGTATAAGTAGATTTGATCAACTCCTACAAAATACAGATCATCTTGAAAATACGATCTACTATTTTTTTGGTTGCCTCTTATATCATAGAATCTTCTAAATACATTATGATGTATTATAATTAAATCACCTTTTTCAATTATAGTGTTATATGCCAATGGCACCTCAACAACTTCTGCTAGATTATTTACAGATTTAAAACTTTCTATTTTGGTATTTATAATTAATTCTTTACCATCAATATTTACTTTGTTTTCGTATCTTGCTCCAACAGGTTTTACAATAAAATCAAATACACTTCTCATTAATATTCTAAATCATATTCAAGAGCAATTGCCATATTAGAATTAAACTTTTTCCACGGCATTACCTCATCAGATTTTTTTATATAAATCATACAGGAACTGTCGTTGTTCTCAAGTATACAGGCGATCTCATGACCCCCGTATACCTGTTGTCCAACTGAATAATGCATTGCTTCATTTTTATAATCAGTACCTATACTAATTTTTCTAATAACAACTTTCATTATTCCTGCTTTTCTTCCTTTATTTCAGTGTATGAACCATCTTCTAAATTAATGTTTATTGCCCCATATTGTGATTGCAATTCCATTTTAAATGTTTCGATGGCTTCATTAAGATCTCTCAACTGGTGTAGGAACCCATGTTTTTGTGATTCCACTAATCCAATATTTGTTAATAATGTTGATAAATCTTTTTGTTGATTTGTAATTGTTTCTAATTGTTCTTTTGTAATTTGTTTTACTACTTCCATTTGATTAAATTTAATTGTTATTTATTTATTATGATAATGTTAAAAGATATTTTAACTTTGCTGTTTCACCTGATAAACCCTGGGCTAAGTTTGATATATCACCATACCCTTTAGAGTCACCAAATGCTTCCAATTCTTTTGAGAATTCCATCACTTTATCAGCAACGTCCATTGCATCTGCTTTGTTACCAATTAATTCAATTTTCATTGATTGAATTCTTTTTCCTGTATATCCCATTAATTTTTCCACAACATTATCTTTGAAATCTTGTAAGAATTCGTAGAATGCCCCTGTAGCTTTATGCTCAGCAAAACTTCTTGTTTGCCAGTGTATCATATGGATTTGTTCATGAAAAAACGCTAACTTTCCTGCTACTTCTTCTGTTGTCATTTTATATTATTTTATTATTATTCGCAAATTGCTAGTGTGTCACCAACTTCTCCTGTTCCCGCCATTGTATAACCACCAATAGAATCTATTAATTCTGGTAAGTTCCAAAAACCTGCGTTACCAAACGGTACCGTTAATTCAACATTTGTAAACATAAAAGCACCAGGCAAGAATTGTGATGAAGTAGAATAAACTGTTCTTAATGAAGCATTACAATCTTGTATTATAAACGTATATATTACACTTGTTCCACTTGTGCTATTAGGCCAGCCAATGCCTATACCCATTTTCATTAGTACAAAGCTACTATATCAGAACAGGTTGTTGCCGCATCCCCTTCAAGGCTAGCCCACACATTACTAACAATTACAGGAAAAAAAGTTCCGTCTGGAACATTTGTAAATGTTGTAGTATTAAGAGTTTGGCTATTGCCTCCTATAACAGTTGCTACCAAAGTACCACCTGTACCAATATATAATGCCGCGGAACCTAAATTTTCACCTGCTAATTCTTGATTTGGATCCGGATCTCCTGTTGGTACTATATTAATCGCTCTTGTTCCAAAATCCGGTTGATTACCATATTGTCCCATAATTTATTTTTTAAATATTTTGTTATATATGCCTTGTTTTTGTTTTAAGAATCCTCTTTTTGTCATAGGGAACTCTAATACAATATCACCTGGAAACTTATAGTTTTTACCAGGTTCCATCATTTTTTTATTACCTTTATTATCAATACCTAAAACGGGGAATTCTACGTTTTCCATAGTAATATCCCCGCTTGGTATCACATTATAAGGTCTATCTTTATCAGGACTATTTTTTTTATAACCTTCTGTTGATAGATTTTTCATTTGTTAGTCTGCTGTAGTGAATCTTGTTGTTATCCAACTTTTAGCTTTTTCAAAAAGATTTTCTTTTGGATCAAACCCATATTGCCCAGTTTTTTTGTTCATAACAGCACGAGGCATATTTTTTTCAACTTTATTGTTTCTCATGTAAGTTATTTTCCCCTCGGTATCTCTACCCTTACTAACATTCATGTCACCATATCCAGCCTTACTTCTAGTTTCATTAGCAGCTTTATTACCTGCCATTACTTTTTGATAGTCAGTCCCTATTCTTCCTCTAGACGCAAGTGTACTATCAATTTTAGCTCTTTTTTCTACAGCTACTCTTTTTTTATTTTCTGCTGTTACTTCATCTATTTTATCACCTAATTCTTTAGAAATATTAGTTGGTGAAAATCTATTAAACTCCGATGTTTTCGGGTTAGATTTTTTTTCTTGTTTCATTGGAGATTGGTCAAAAACCTGAGGAATACCATATCCTGTTTTTTTGTAATTGCCTCTACCTGGATTTTGTTTATAAGCCATTTTCTTTAATTTTTGTTTTGTAAATATTATTTTTTATTTCACCCTTTTGTAGATTAAAACTGCACTTTCTTCACCTTTTACAACACAGGCCAATGTGTTATCATCTAAAAAGTAATAAGTGCTTTCTACTGTATAATTTTTTGGAGCGAAAGTAGTAACAGTAAAAACTTTATCTTTTTCTACTCTTAATGTAATTAAATCTAATTCATCTCCAGATGTTTGACTAATTTCTTGCATTTGCAAGTTACCTATGGTATCTTTCCAAAAGAATAATTGGGTAGATTCTTCAGTTGGTTTCCAATAACCAATTAAGTCATTAGTGTTAATTTTTGGTCTAAAGTTTAATCCTTGAGAAAAAACATTTAAACTAAATAATGTAATCGCAATAACAAAAAATACTTTTTTCATAATTAAATAATATTAGATTTATATAATATTATTATTACGCAAATTTATTGCTTTTTATAAGCTTCTGCTTCCCAAGGCAGTTTTTTTGAGCCTTCTTTCATTTTTTTGCGAGGATATTTTTTGCCTTTCCATATAACATGAGTGTCCGTATAATCCAAATCACCTCGTTTCATTTGGTCTATATGGACTTTCTCATGAGATATAGTTTTATTTTTTTTTAGTTCTAATGGAGAAACGTTTTTATTTACAAGTATTGAGCCATTGTTTTGAGCCATGCCCAAAATGTTATCATCCATGTCAACACTGTATATTGGTGTATGATCCGTGTTATACGGAGCTCCTCTCATTACAAAAGCCATATTAGCACTTCTTCATTTTAGGCGCTGGGGATTTTTTCATCATAGCCGCAGACTTATTCATCATAGCAGGCGCTTTTGCTCTACCTTCCATTGCGCTTGCTTTTGGAGCTGGTTTAGCCATTTGCTTTGCAGGAGATTTTTTGTCTTTCATTGCTGCTTCAGCGTTCTTAGCGTAGTTTTTTCTAGCGCTAGCTTTTAATTTTGGATTGCTTGCTTCTTTAATGTCGTAAGCTGTTTTTTTAGATACTTTTTTCATAAAATTTAAAAAATTTTAAATCCCCTATAAATGTAAATCTATAGGGAATCTATATTAATAATTATGCTACAGCAGGAGCAGCAGCTAAAGAAAGTCCAGCAGGAATGTCCACAGTAACAGCTGTAGGTCCGTTAGGAGCTAAAATTGCTTTGTTAATATTATTAACCAATTGAGCAGTAAGAGCAGCAGTACCACCTGTTACTGTAAAGGTATAAGTTTTACAATCAGTATAGATTATAAAAGTAGTAGTAGTTGCATAAATTACACCTAAGATGTTTGCCACATTAAAAAGGAATGGAGCCGTAGCACTTAATGTGTTTGGAATGTAGATAAATTTTACCATTTTGTTTTAGTTGTTTTAGTTGTTTTAGTTGTTTTAGTTGTTTATTTTTTATTATTTATTTTCCTCTTTTTGAGAATTTTTTATAAGTTTTTTCAAAAGCATCTAAATTTTCGAAAGCATCTATATCTTCAGTTATATTTCTTAATGCGTTTTCTTGATTTTCCTTTTGTTGAACTTTATTAGTTGCTTCAGCATCTTTAACTTTTTTCTTGAAGCTTTCTAATCCTTTATCTTCTTTTTTCTTTCTCTTAAAATCCATATTGGAGATAGCTTCACCCATAGTTTTACTAAATGATTCCATAGCTTGATTTGCCGCATCATTATTGTAAACGGCATCTGGATTAAATCCACCACGCTGATAAGCTCCACCTTCTTGCGGAACTATACTCCTTTGTAAGTGAAATGGAGAAGATGTGTTTTTTCTAATTATATTTATTGACATAATATTAGAATCTGCCTTTTGCTTTTTGAGTGATAGGCATTGGATTGCAAGATGGTTGATCAAATCTTAATTTGATTCCATTTTTACCTGAACTTGAACCTTTACCTTTTGGATAACCAGTTGTATCAAATGGCCCGTTCCAAAGAGCATTTGCTCCTACTCCTGACATTTTAGCTTCTTTATCAAAAGCTGTTATTGGATGTAATTTTGCGTTTATATTCATAATTATTGATTTGAAAGATCGTAAGTTGGCGTGATTTCTTGTTGTACTCCTACTGGGGGCATAATTGGTTGCCCTGTGTTGCCTGTAATTAATGCGTTAACATCTGGCCCTACATTATAATTTGTTGGATCAGCTGGCGGAACATATCCTTGGCTAGTCATTTGCATTAATGGACTTCCATTCACATTTCTATTAAATGTACCTGGCATCTCTTGTCCAAACATTGCATTTATATTTCCTTGATTAGACATTGCCTTTGGATTAATTGGAGTCTGTGGTCGTGGCATAAATTGCCTTGTATTTCCTGTATTATTCATTTGTTGTTTTACTTTTTGTTGTTCTTGGATCATTGCTCCCTGCGCTGCAGCAACCGCAGCGGAAGTTGCATTAGGACTTTGGCCAAAAAAACCTCCAAAGGATTGAGTAGCTCCTTTTGGCATACCCGGCATAGAGATCATTCCCCCAGTATTTGCAGAAGCTAATGCATTCATGGCTGTGCTATTAACTGGTTGCACAGGTCCAAATGAACTCCTGGCTGGTTGAACGGAATTAAATATTCCGCCCATTATGCTTTGGTTTAAAGGACTATTATTTTTGTTAGTTCCCATGGTTTCTTGTTTTATCTTTGTTTACATTTTCTATGGCGGTAATCATTACATTATCCATATATGTTTTACCTCTCATAATAATATTTCGAGATTCACTTGTTGGTAAATCTTCTTTTCCCAGCATTATACGGTACATTCTACTTATTAGTTGTTTGCACTTAAATGAAACTTTATATATATTATACTTTTGGGTTGTACGGTTTCTATTGCGCCATACTACTATCCACCCTTCTTTTAATAAATTGTTCCAGCGCTTATTATCCCAACTATACGCGTATGTACCTATTTTATAATCCTGTTTGGTAAAAAAATCCATGCAATCAAAGTAAATTAATAATTCAAGATCTGCATCTGTTAAATTATTATTTCTGCAAGCCCATCGTCTAATTATCCTATAATGCTTTAGTAACCCAATATCCTTTATGTCTTTAGGCTCTAATCTCATTACAATACTACTACAACGTCACCTAACCTGATTACCTGAAATGTATCTTTATCCACTTCTATTTTATGCCCGGCATGACGATCATAAAAAATTTCATCACCTTCTTTAACACCAACAACTTCGTCGCCAATTTTAAGAACTTTAGCTCTGATATATCTAATGTCCTCTCGTTGACTTTCAGCTAGCATTAAACCACCTTTTGTTTTAGTGGTGCCTTCTTTTATCTTCTCTATTATTAAACACTTACCAATTGCTCTCATTATGCTCTTAAATTATTAATTACACAATCAGTTGATAATATTGTTGTTGCAACAGACACTGCATTTTTTAATGCACTTTTTGTAACCAATAGCGGATCAATAATACCAGCATCAATCATATTAACCGTTTCGCCTGTTATTACATTTAATCCATAACCTACTTTTGAGATTACTTCTAATGGAACTTCTTCTATACCTGCGTTTCCTAAAATAGTATTAAATGGAGCTTTAATTGCATCTAATAATATCGATTGGCCTTCGCCAAAAGAATCTATATTATGCGCTGCATTTAATAAAGCAATTCCGCCCCCTGATACAATACCTTCTTTTATTGCTGCTTTTGTAGCACATATTGCATCTTCTATTCTATCCGCTTTTTCTTTTAATTCTATTTCTGAATTAGCCCCTACTCTTACAATTGCAATTTTAGCGGTAAGTCTAGCTAATCGTTTTTCTAGTTTAACAACCATTGGTTGAGGATTGTTTTGAGATAAAGCATTTTTTACTTCTTCAATAACGGCTTTAACTTCCTCCGAAGATTCCCCAACGTGCAAAATTGTTTCTTCTTGGTTTGTTATACTTTTAACGCAATGCCCTAAATGTTCCGGTTGGATTAAATCTAGGTCATCACCTAAGTCTTCATTTATTAATGTTGCCCCCGTTAATAAAGCTAAATCATCAAAGATTTCTTTTCTATTAACACCATAAACAGGTGCGTTAATAACATTTATTTTTATGTTGCCCTTTACTTTATTCATTGCTAATGCTGATAATACTGTTTGATCCATATCCGCAATAACAAGCAAGGACTTATTATTTTTTATAACGTATTCTAATATAGTTTGTATTTGTCGTATACTTTCTATTTCAGATTCTACTAACAATACTAAAGGATTATCAAGTTCCGCTGTTTTGTTTTTTTGATTTGTAACAAAATGAGGGGTGGTTAAGCCCATAGAACATTGAACACCTTCAACTACTTGTAAACTGCATTCCGCATCAGTTGATGTTTCCATCATTACAATTCCTGTGTTGCCTACAGATCTAAATGCGTCTCCAACAAGTTTACCCAATTCTTTATCGTTATTGGTAGATATAGTTGCTACTTGATCAATCATATCTCCTTTAACTTCAATTTTATTTTTTTCAAGATATTCAACAATTTTATCACACATTGCTTCAATACCTTCTTTCATTTTTCTAGTATTAGTTTCAGGCGATTTATATGCTTCACTTAAAATTGCATGAGATAATACTGTTGCGGTGGTTGTGCCGTCTCCGGCTTCTCTTACTGTTTTTCTAGCCGCTTCCTTTAATAGTGTTGCCCCCATATTTTCAACAGGATCCAACAAAATAATTGAATCAGCTACGGATACTCCATCTTTCGTAATAACTGGTTTACCCATAGAATCTTCTAGAAGAACACATTTACCACTTGCGCCAAGAGTAGAGCTAACAGCTTTTGTTAACTTTTCTATTCCTGCAAATACTTTTTCACTAGCTTCTTTACCAAAGCTTAGATTTTTAACGATTGCGTCTGACATTTTATTTGATTTAATTGAACTTAATTATATTGTATATATTACTTATTATTGACGGTTTTTACCTACCTTGTCCTCTATAGCTCTTTTTATATAGTTTAGAAGACTTTAAATTTGATGTTTTACTTTTTGCATGAACACCTGGTCTTGATATACTTTTTACAACAAGTTTAGTATTCGTCGTTTGTTTCGCCATAATAAATACATAATTAATATTAATAATAATAGCCAAAGCAAATTTAAATAATCTGCCTTTTTGTCTATATTTTTTGTTTTAGTAACAATATTTTCTTTTACAGAGGTTTTTGATGTACCTATGGAATCCGTATGCTTAATATCAGACTCTCTTTTGTTATTTGTATATGAAGTATTAACTTTATTTTTTTTTATCTTTAAAACAACGTTTTTGTAAATTTTACCATCTACGACCATTTCTTTTGTGGAGTCTAAAGGTTTGATACAAACTTCATCTGTATTAATTTCTGTAGTTATACTTGTTGAGTCAATAGCTTCTTTTATTTCTGTGGTAGCGACAATAGCTTTAGTCTCAGCTATACTATCTTTCTTTATACCTACTTTACTTATATCAACTTTGCGCGCCCCACAAGATGTTAAGACTACTAATAATAATAATAGTATAAGTTTTTTCATTATTATTCAATTGTTATAGTTATATTTTTTGCTGCTTGCATTTTTTTAAATAATTTATCAAATGCTTTTCTAGATTGTCCAATAAAATTTTTACTTCTTGTTTGACCAACCAATATACAGCCTTCCGTATCATGATTAGTATTTCCACTATGAATACGCACTCCCTCAAAATTTGGTACATTTAATAATAAAGGCAATAATCTTTTAAATCTATTAGATTGATTTATTATTACTTTATAGGTTCCCTTAGGTATTGCGGTTTCAGATTTTATTTTGACTTCTCTTTCTATGTCCTCCAATGTATAACACTCGAAGACTCCATCTATATATAACTCACCTATAGTGGAAATATTAGTCCTGTGTGTTCTTTTTACTGTTATCTTCATTTTTTCCATTTATTCTTGTTTGTACCCAATCCCATATTTTCATTGATGTATATATTATTGATATTAACAATAACATAATTTTTAATTTTGCTTCCAAATTTGTAAAGCTCATCATGAGCGTTAAAGTATTTAACAAATATACACGTAAACTAGGCTGATCCATTATCTTTTTAATTTATTAACAATATCCGTAAATCCTTGAATACCCACATATGCAGTAGCGATTATTACCCAATCAGAGGATGTTAAATATCCTGAGAATAAACCACTACATGCTACAATAAAAACAAGTAATTTCCTACTTACCCATTTATTTAGTAATATATCTAATTGCTCTTTGCTCATAATTTATACTATAGCTGTTATTATACCATTTACAACTGTTATTGTTTTACCATCATTAGATGTAAAAGATCCATTAGCTGCTGTAGTTAAGGCAACTGTACCAGCAGCATCCGGGAATTTAACAGTTCTATTAGCGGATAATGTATCCGGCCCTTTTATTGAAATTACAAAAGCATTGTTATCAAATGCTATTGTGTTATCACTAAAGAAACCTAATCTAGTAGTTAAATCACTATAAAAATTAATTCTATTTCTATCTCCCGTCAGGTATGAATAATTGCTGTTCGTGCTATCATACAATCCAATAATTCCAACATTAGCATTAACTTGAGAAGTATTACCGGCTGTTAAAACCTCATTTAATGTTGGTGTTGAATTATTTATTAAATCTACCAAGTCAGATACAAGGAATGATTTTGTAGGATTTCCTGTTTCCCCTTTCTTTGTGCCTATTAAATAGTCTACTAATTCTATGGATGCTTTAGGATAACTGTATATTATTGCCATTTTTTATTTTTATTTATTAGTTATTATTTTTTTTTAATTGTAAAGTAACTGTGGTTGGATTTTCTATTAATTCAATTTTCTGCGCAATATTTTCTTCTAAAGTAGAAATATCCATAACTGCATTTAACCAATCAATAATATCCTGTTTTTCCAAATCATCAAATGCTTTAAAATTGTCTTTGTTAGGTTCTCCAATAGTTTGTGCTCCAAAAAGTTC